TAATATTATTCGTTAATGCTCCACCACTTTCGTCTTTTACTGTTACCTGCCATCCTGCTGGTACTGCATTAGCTAAGGGTAAGGTAATAGTTCTTGCCGCTGCTGTATCTGTAACTCCTATAACCCAACCAAAACCAACATCTGTTAATAAGATAGTATAACTTATTGCTGTAGGGTATCTACTGAATGAAACCTCTGCTTTTAAAGTCCCTAAGTTACCACCTGTTCCTGTAGATGTTACTACGTTTAAAGGATTAGAATTGGCAAGTATTGAGTTTCCGTTGAGCTTAATAAGTCTATTTACACTACTTAAAACACCATCGTAGAACTTCCATTCACTTGTATTATTCCAAAGCATACCAGATAAAGTACCTGTATAATCTACTGCGCTTGGAGGTAAATATAATTGACCAACGCTTGCAGTATTAGCTATTACGTTAAGATAAGACGCTAAGTTAGCTGCTGCTCCTATGCCTACGTTAGATGCCCTAACATTACCAGAAAACAAACCATTACCTACAACATGAAGTTTTTCTGTTGGTGTTATTTGGTTTATACCTACGTTGCCAGATGCAGTGACAGCAAATTGACTTCCAGAAGTCAACCCATAAGATGTAATATGAGAAAAAGAAGAAGTAGGAGTAATAGAATCGTACACAAACCCGAATTGAGCAGATTGATTGGCTAATAAATCATACCCAGCCAATATGGACGAGTAAAACTTACTTGACACAACAAAAGAAGTTTTTGCCCAAATAGGAATATAATCAGATGCTCCTGCATCTACTGTTAATAGTTTTGCCGGAGAATTATTCCTAATACCTACAGCGCTACCATTATCAAATATTTGGCTATCTCCTAAAGCAGTTGATCCTGTGAATTTAGGTATCTTGTTTGTTGTGCCTGTGCCTGTTATTGGGTTGGTTAAAGTAGCTTGTTTACCGTTTAACTGTGTCTGTATAGTACTTGTAGTTCCTTTTACATAACTTAATTCTGTTAAATCTGGATATGATGCTGTTGGTAAACTTTTAACGTTTTTACTTGCATCAAATGAAGCTATTGTGTTTATTGTTTCACTACTAACAATTATAGCAGGTGTTGTAACTGTACCTGTAAATGTAGGAGATGCTATATTAGCTTTTAAGTCTATATTTGTTTTTACTAAGTTATTAGTAGGGTATTTAATAGCTGATGTATCTAATACTACATCTTCTTTGTTGGCTTGGTTTTCTGGTGTATAACCTAATACTTCCGAAATGCTTTTGTATTTCCATAAACTAACCGAACTATCAAAAAATATTCCATCGTTATTAGATGCAGTTCCATCCTCAACATCTGCTAATTCCTCTAAAAATATATTTGGAATTACTGCGGTTGGTATCGGTACAATTGTTCGTACTGGTTGGTCACCTCCGAATTGAAATTGATAAGTAGGATTAGAACCCCCTGTAATTCTATTTGCATAATATTTTAAAACTATTGAATCGGTTACATCGAAAATACCATCGTTCCATATTGCGGTTGCGAAAAACTCTGAATACCCCGTATTTATGACTGGTATTGTATTACCACTTGTGCCTACTAAAGTTTCAACACCGCCCGAATCTCTTTTGTATATCCTAAAGAAAAACTCAGCTTCGCCTGAGCCTGTTAATCTTGTAATATTTCCTGTTGTGGTTACGTTAAAAACTCCGGGATTCCCATTAATTAGATTTACAGGAGAAATTAAAGAAGCAATTAATTGATTAGTTGTGGTAATCGATCCAGTTGGCACATCAACCGCAATCGTATTGTAATCAGGGTCATCAATCGTAGTAACTAATTTAAAATAATCGGTTACGTCTGCTGGAACATTTGTAGCATATAGGCTCAATGTTGAAGGTAAATCGTTTGCCGTTAAATAATTTTTATTATCTACAGATCCATCTGCTTTTAAAAACTGTGTATCTAATCCTCCTTCTTTAATTAACGAAGATGCAGTAATGTTAAATGTACCTAAGTTGACATCTGATGTTGCGCCAGTATACGGAACTAAACCGCTTAAATCTTGGTCGCCTGTGTTGGTTCCGCTTGTATTTGATAATATAGTTAAATCAGCAGCAGTAACAAATTTATTAGTTGTTAAAGTATCGTCTATGTCATCAGCGTCTAATACTACTACACCAGTTTGACCGTTTACGGAATCAACAGTAATATCAAGTGCTGTAATAAATGGATTAACACCATCAGCACCGTCATTAGTTAAATCACTTGTATTTGTCGGTATTGTTGGTTTATTTAATATTTGAGCATCTCCGCTTATTGCGTTCCAATCAGCGTTAACGTTTACCTCTGCTCCTGCTTCGATTCCGTTTAGCTTAGTTTCTAAAGCATCGGTAAAATCATTTGTGCTTAATCCTTTACCAACTATAAAATCTACTTTTAAATCTAATGCGTTCTGTAAATCTACTTGATCAGATAGTTCTCCGGTAATAGTTCCCCATGTACCGCCACCAACAGATCCCTTTTCAACCCATGACCGAACCCCTGCAACAGTAGAAGCTAAAACATAACCATCAACTAAAGGATTACCTAAATCATCTTCTTTTAAATCGTCTTGATTATCTACATAAGTAACTGTTGCTAATCCCTCAATGCTTGGAATAGTTGGTTTATTTAATATTTCACTATCACCAGATACGGAATCCCAATCTGCATTTACATTTACCTCTGCACCATCTTGTATTCCATCAAGTTTAGTTTTTAATATATCGGTAAAATCGTTTTCGCTTAATTCTTTACCTGTTACTTTATCAACCTTTAAATCTAATGCGTTCTGTAAATCTGTTTGGTCTGCAATATCTCCAATGATAGAACCCCATGCGCCAATCGAACCGGAACTAACTTGATTTATATTAACCTCTATAACTGATTCTGTAACGTTAATAGTTACATCTTCGCTTGTTTCGTAAACGTTTATATCTATGATGTCGCTCATTATCTTGTTATATCAGGTGTAACGTTAAAGAATCCAGAAATGTAAGTCTTAACTGCTCCGCTTTGAAAAGTTATTTCTATATCATAAACGTAATTAAATGGATCTATATTAATAATTTGCTTATTAATTTTAAACAATCCACCAGCTGCGTTTGTGATTGTTATACCTGCACTTGATACAGATGTTAAAGATAAAGATTTTACGATATCACAAGATTGCTTTCTTAATTGCATCTTAATTACGGCACCGGTCAAATCAATAGCTACCGGAATAAGTCCCGTAGTAATTGCAAAATTAACCGCTTCAAATGTATCTCCTTTTATATGCTTAAAGTCCAGCCCCATCTTTTATCTTTTTTAAATAAATCTTTAACTTAATAATGTTTTCTTTTTTGGCTTTATAAGTACCAACCGCCAAAATCGGCTTCTTTATCGGGATACATGTCATCATTGCTGTTTGTGTTATATTCTGGAAAACTTGCTTGGTTAAAACTCATATAATCAATGAAACGCCTTGTGTAATGTTCAGCAATAGAACGTTCTTTCTCAATTAAGAAATCTATTTCTGTCTTATCTACGTTTTCGCTATTCTCTGAATTATGTTTATACACACCCTTATTGCCGAATGTATATGCGCTAAATGGCATGTATTCCACCATAGACCAATGTATCACCATGCTTTTGATATAAGTGTTTAAAAGTGTTGTATATGATAATGTTAGATTACCAGCTACTATACCATCATTTATTTTATCAAAGAGTTTAGTTCCTAAGTAATTCTGAATGTGTATATCTTGCGCTATCTTAACAAATTGAATAAATTTATCTACATCAATATTACCAGATAAAGCTGTATATTTTACGATGTCCTCACGACTAACAAATAATGCTTGTGCCATTAGTTAAATCTTTTATTAGTTGGTAAAAATCCTTGATATGGCATGTCTTTTGGTTTAGTGTAAACTAATTTATCATTAACCGGAACTATTTCGCCTTCTTTTCTTGCTGCAGATGGTGTTACCTCTGCTTTGTTAGTTCCTTTTTTGTTGAAAGATCCGATGCGTTTGTAAGTTTCACGGCTCCAGTAGTGGTGGCAGCTTCCTCCTCCTTTGTAAAATTTATAATCATTTGATAACCAGACAGAATAGGTATCTGTTCCTTTTGGGCCCCAACCGGGATTAGTACTTGAGTTATTACCCATCTGAATAATATCTTCTTTACGGTATAACTTGTTTAATGCAGTCATTTTCTTACAGAATGGTCTGCTTTTATCTGTGGTTTCTCCGCTATATCTATAACGAGAAACAAACAAAACTCCATCTTGTTCACTTGTTACGTTTGGTCTTGCTACACCGGTAGTTACAAATTCATATACCTTTGATAATAAAGACTTTTTAGGATTGTTTAAACGCTCTAATTCTGCATCTAATGAATCCTCTGAATCATAATCAACCTTTCTACTATCTACCAATTCCCATTCCGCAGGATCTAAATCTTCACCAAACTGAGACAAATCTAAATCATCTAAATGTTTTGATAGTTTTACACCTGTTTGTTCTTCGCTTTCTGCTTTATTTAATACTGGGTTTAAATCAATAAAATCTAATGGCTGTAACGTTTTAAAATAAAGGTTAAGACTTACACCATTAAAGGCTAATATTTCATCTAAGGCGTCTAAAATCGTTTCTTGGAATGGTCTAATAACCATGTTGTCAAATAACACAGATGCATTCTTTAATTCGTCTGCATTTGAGCTGAATCCATTAGCCGTTTGAATACCAAATAATAACCCAGATGTTACACGATGACCAAGTAATATCTTTGCTCTTGATTCCTCAGACAAATATGAATAATGAGCAGGTGCATCATTCAAAGGTATTGAATCAACCGTTGTTTTTTGAGTTTCATTATCATTAAAAGAAACAATAACAGGATCTCCACCACTACCGGTTAATTGACCTTTAACCTTACTTGCAATTAATTCTTGTTTCTCCTCGTCTGGAATTCCATTCGAAAAATTAACCACCGTTTTTCCGCTGAAGCCTTTCTGAACATCATTAATTAAATAATCAGATATTTCTTCCTCTAATTTAGCATAAGGGATTGAACCAATGTAATCAACATTAGAGTAATACTTTTGACCTACTGTATAATTACCTACAAATAATATTTCTAATGTCTTATCACCGTAACCAAATGCAGGTATTTCTTTAGGAACAAACTTTTTTACATCCTCCCAATTATCAGAATAATAATAAGCAGTAATTTCCCCTTTATCATTGCACTTTTTTGCTCTTAATAAATGAACTGGTATGTGTTCAGTTCTAATAATAGCATCCTTTGTTTTGTTGTATATTAATTGAATAGCAAATTGACCTAACATTTTTAAATCAATAGCCGACTTCTTCAACATATCCTTTCTGAATAGCATTTTCATTTGTGCATATTCATTAGGCTTTTTGTTTGAATCGGTTGCATCTAATCCCTTACCATAGATAAGCTTAGATATAGCATTAATGATAGCATTGTTAGTAGTGCTATTATTATAAGCATCGATAAGGAATTGATAATAGTTATTATCATCACCAAACTCAACCCAATCATTACGATTTGATTCTACTGTCTTAGGAGCCTTGTAAGCCTCTAATTGTACAAAATGTATATTACTACTCATAAAATATTATAGTGTCATTAGGTGCAACATATTCGCCTTGATTGACAGAATAAGTTTCAATAGTTTGATTAGTGCAAAAGATTCTATCTCTGTGAACAAGTATATCATCATACTTTAATATTACCTCGTAGAAATGATTTTCTTTTAAATCAAATACTTTATCAAAGTAAGAGTAATAGCATGAGTCGTTAACAGTAATAGATTCTGTGATAATTTCGTTTGTCGTTTCATTTCTTAATAACATAGTATTAGCAGTTTCAAACCTTGTAGGAATAAATCTAAATACTTGTGATTCTAAAGTTTCTTGTAAAATTATCATCTATACTATAAACGTAAAAAAGATGATTTGATTTATTTTAAAGCATTTTAAAAATTTTAAAGTAATTTTAAAGTAAATTAAGGCTTAACTTGTTATTAATCAATGCTTTAAAGTAATTTCTTTTAAAATCCTGTTTTTAAAAATTATTTTTTCATTTTACTTTTTTTATTTCATTTCAAACATTTTAAAAGAAAAGCTTTAAAAACGCCTTTACACTATCTTAAACGCAATAAAACACTTTAAAAACACTTTAAAATACTTTAAAAATTTTAAAATAAAAAAGGGATGACAACAAGCCATCCCCTAATTAACCATGAAAAAGATTTTTAAACTCCTACAGTAACAGTAAAACCTGCTGCTACCATAGTATTCATAATAAAGTTAGCAGGTACAGGTTCTTGCCCAACTAAGGTGATGGTATAGCCTGAGAGGTCACCTATGGCCGCCCCTGACACAATTGAGCCTGATGTTACATCCATTCCATGCTTTAATCCGCAATAAAATAAGTTGCCGTTATTATCTTCAACTACTACAGTCGGTCTACCGTAGCTTAATAATTTAATTTGTTTGTTATCCTTTACAGATAACTTTTTTAATGTAAGATTTAAAGTTTGTTCAAAGTAGGTTGTACCGTTTTCTCTACTTGATGTTATAGTTTGATCAAATGAAGAGTTACCCTTAAGATCATATTTAAACGCTACAGGTGTACCCGTAACCGTTAATATAGCATCTGTGTCTGTAACATCGTATGTAACGCCCGTTACATCTCCATCATTGATTATATAAATTGCCTTTAAACCGCCATTACTCGTTTTGCAATTTTCTAATCTACCTGCTGAAATATCACATGACATAGTTTCTTAATTTATTATTAGTGAAAAAATAAGCAGAGGAACTTAATCCCCTGCTATTATAATTTAGTTAGCTGCGTTAACAATTCCGTAAGTTACGATGTCTTCGATAACTCCGATTTGAACACCTGCAGTCATTCTTAAAACAACCCTTACGTTTTGAGATCCGTCTAAGTCTGACATG